TAACTACTTACGTATGTCGCGCGTGTCGTATTGGTTGGAGCACTTGCTCGCCGGTGACCGCTGCAGTACGCTCTTCATGAACAGTGCTCAGCAGATGGGTATGTGGGAGCACTGCATGCGTGAGTTGGAATGGCGCTGGTTGATACCTCTCGACGAATCGCGCTATGACCACCAGATCACGTGGGGTATGCTAGACGCTGCCGACGCCTGGTTGGCGCAGGTCATACGCGAGCATGCGAGTGAGCAATGGCGTGATGAGTTGCTTGGCACTTTGGCCCTGATACACGACAGTCTCCGCGGTGGTATAGTCCGTGTGGGTCAGCATTCTGTGGCGATCACGAAGGGTGTGCTGTCGGGGTGGCGCTGGACGGCCCTCTACGACACGCTGCTCAACGTCGCTAAGGTGCGTGGTTTTACGGCACTGCTCGCACGTTACGCAGGCTACTCACCTCCAACGTTCGCCGTCTCACAGGGCGATGATGTGTTGTTCAGTGCGACAGGCGCACGCGACGCGGCAGCGTTGTGGAGCTTGTATGATTCCTTCGGCTTCATCGTCAACCCAAGCAAGTTCTTCGTCGAGGCAGGCAGAGGTGAATACCTGCGGCAGATCATTACAGTCGACTCGATCAGAGGTTACCCCGGCCGCGCAATCGGCAGCCTGGTCTTCGCTAATCCAGTAGTGGAGGCAACTCGTGGGCCGGACAAGCTGCGCTCAACACTGAACCAGTGGTTGCAGCTATTCCTCCGTCTTGGTCGGCGGCCAATGTGGCGCTTGATCGTCACCGACCTTGCAAAGGCGACTGGAGTGTGTGAGCAGGATGTGTGCGATTGGTTGCGTACCCCCGCGCACGCAGGCGGTGCTGGTGTGTGGTGTGACAGACACTGCCGGATAGATCTCGTTGTGGAGGAGCAGCCAGTGGCGGTGGCGCAGCGTTGCCCCCTTGCAGCGCGCTTCGAAGATGGCGCAGTGCAGTTGTGGCTGAAGACACTGGCAACGCGCAGCGTCAACTTCCGCGTCCGTCGATCCAGTACGGCTTATTCGCCGAGGCCAGGCCACCGACCTATACCGGCAGCGCACCCAAAACGGCTGTCACCTACGTCTGCTGCTCTTCTCGAGCAGCGCATACAGCGCGCTCGCGCATGCGAGATTGGAGCGTGTGCAATTGCCTATCTCGACGTGAGCTCGTGGGCGGCGTGGGACTGGATGAGCAGGCACGCATCCCTGGGCGCGCAGCGTGCATGGTTGCTGGGCAAGACCGATCCGCCGACACCGGCACTTGAAGGCTGGTCACAGTTCCAGACTAGCGTGGCGATGCAACAGGCTTGGCGGCGTGTAGGTGGGTGGCGAGATGGCGCGCGCCCCACTATAACGACGTTGAGAGCGTGTTGGCAGCAGTGCGAAGCGGCCGCGGTCGCATCGTTGGCGAGAGCTCCGGTGATATACGCGTGAGCTTACGATGACCGCATGAATGGGCAGGCCATGTGGGGCTTGACGACCCCCCCCAGCCGAGTCAATTGTCCGGCGCCCAACGTCGGACTGTCTGCTTCCATTGGGCTCCCTTTGTGCCCTAGTCGCACACCCTGTAGGTGCGGCCTACCAGGC